GCTTCGCCCGACGAAGCTGATCATCCCGGTCAACCTCCAGTTCGACGCCAAGCGTATCCTGAAGTCGGAGTATCAGTCCGGCACGGCGAACAACGACGTGAACGCCCTCAAGGGAATGTTTGACTATTCGGTCAACCACTACCTGACGGACACGGATGCGTGGTTCCTCAAGACCGATTGCCCGAACGGCCTCACCATGTTCGAGCGTCGTGCCCTTGCGTTCACGCAGGACAACGACTTCGACACGGAGAACGCCAAGGCGAAGGCGACCATGCGCTTCTCGGTGGGCTGGACCGATCCGCGCGGCGTGTACGGCTCGGCCGGCGCCTAATGACATCTGGGGCGGCCTTCGGGCCGCCTCTTCCTTTTGAAGCGTCCGCAAGGACGTTCACCCAGAACGCTTTAGAAAGGCACTACAATGGGCACCCCGACCCGCTTCCCCAATGGCGTGACGAACGTCAGCAAGACCAACCCGCTCGGCGACTATCTCGCCAACGACCCGACCAGGACTCACGTCTATTTCAACGACTTCGACACCTATGTTGTCGGGGATTGGACGATCACCACGACCGAGGCTGGCGCCGGCTCTGCCACTGAGGCATTGGCCGATGAAGACGGCGGCGTGCTGCTGATCACCAACGATGCGGCCGACAACGATGCCGATTTCTTCCAGAAGGTTGGCGAAAGCTTCCTCCTGGCAGCCGGCAAGAAAGCGTGGTTCAAGGCTCGTTTCAAGGTTTCGGATGCGACCCAGAGCGATTTCGTGATGGGCCTTCAAGTTACGGACACGACCCCGCTCGACGCCACCGACGGCATTTATTTCCAGAAGGACGACGGCGACACGCAGCTCGACGTGTATTGCCGCAAGGACGCCACGACCGGCTCCAACTCTGCGACCAACATCGCGACGGTTGCGGATGACACCTATCTGAGCGTTGCCTGGTACTACGACGGCAAGTCGTCCGTGAAATACTTCGTCAACGACGTTCACAAGGGCACGCTCGACGCATCGTCCACCTATCTGCCTGATACCGAGCTGACGGTTTCGTTCGGCATCCAGAACGGCGAGGCGGTCGCCAAGACCATGAGTGTTGACTACATCTTCGCCGCCAAGGAGCGGTGAGGCCATCAACCAACATGCGGGGCTTCGGCCCCGTTCTCTTTTCTGAGGACAAACGATGGCTGACGCAGTTGATACCAAGGTCGTGTTTTCCGGCCGCAAGCGATACGTTGTGCATCTTACGTGCGTGTCTGACGGAACCGGCGAAAGCGGCGTTACCAAAGTCGATATTTCCGCCCTGACTGGCTTCGGTTTCACCCCGACATATACCGTGATCGATCTGATCGAGGCGAATGTGCAGGGATTCACCTCCGCGCGCCTGTATTGGGATCATACCACCGACGATGAGATCGCCATGCTCGGCACTGGCCCGTCCCTGATTGACTGGACCGCTTACGGCGGAAACGTCGATCCGAAATCTACCGGCGGGACTGGCGACATTCTCCTGACCACGGCCGGCGCTGCGTCTGGAGCAACCTACGACATCACCATTCATCTGCGGCCGAAGCCGTAATGCTGGGCTTCGACGCGGTCGGCAGGCTTGCTTTGGCTGAGCTGCCGCAAGCGCAGAGTTCGCAAGACAACTCGACCACGGAGCGGCGCCCCCTCTACAGCCGCGGCGCCAGCTATTGGAAGGGCACTAATGGCGGGTCCAGCGTATCTCAAGGGTGACTTCTGGAGGATTTGCGAGGAGTGCGGCTTCAAGATGCGCGCCTCGCAGACCAAGAAACGCTGGGACGGCCTGATCGTCTGTGATGCCGATTTTGAGGAGCGTCATCCTCAGGATTTCGTGCGCGGCGTCATTGATCGTCAGACCGTGCCAGACCCTCGCCCCGAGCCGGTGATGGCAGCCATTGGTCCGCTTACGACAGCTATGCTTCAGGCGGCGTCAGCCGGCGCAACGACGATCGACGTGGAATCGACTGTGCGCTTTGCAAGCACAGACCGGATTGGGCTTCTGATGGACGATGGAAACCAGTTCTCAACCACTGTTTCAGCCGTGGTTGACCTGACGGTCCTGCAAATTTCGACGGCGCTCCCGAGCAGCATTTCGGCTGGCGCGTCCGTGATCAATTATTCCGCAGTCTCAACTCCGGCGCTTTAATGACCACATCGGGCACATACGATTACAGCCGGAACAGGGATCAAATCCTGACCCGTGCGCTGCGCCTGTGTAAGGCCATCGCGGATGGGGAGACCCCGGACAGTCAGATGATGACGGGTGCAGCCGATGCGCTGAACTCGATGATCAAGCATTGGCAGGGCACGGGCATCCATATCTGGCGCACTACGGAATGCGCCGTGTTTCTCCAGGCTGACCAGACCCGTTACGAATTGTCCTCGTCCTCTTCCGACCACGCCACGGAAAGCTTCGTGCAGACCGCGTTGTCGGCCGACTTCAGTAGCGGCGTTACGGCAATTACGGTTGACTCCATTTCCGGCATCGGCGCGAGCTATCACATCGGCATACAGTTGGATGACGGCTCGTTCTTCTGGACGACGGTCAGCGGCTCGCCCTCCGGATCGACCGTAAATCTCGCCGCCGCAACCACGGATTCAGTTACGGACGGCGCGGTCGTCATTGCCTACCAGACCAAGCTCGTTCGCCCACTCTCGGTGATCTCAGGTCGACGCTTCAACCTGACCAGCTCGATTGACACTCCGATCTCGATCTGGGACCGCATCGAATATCAGGAGATGCCGAACAAGTCGGCATCCGGCACGCCAAACGCGGTTTATTACGATCGCAGGGGAGGCGCCAATGCGTCGGGTTATCTCTACGTCTGGCAGCCCAGCAGCTCACCGGAATACTGCCTGAAGCTGACGGTTGCACGTCCCATCCAGATTTTCTCCGCGGCCGGCAACACGCCGGACATCCCGGAAGAGTGGACCAACGCCATCACCTGGAATTTGGCTGAGGAGTTGTCGGTCGAATACGACACGCCGGACACTGTTTATGCCAAAATCCAGCAAAAAGCCGCAAGATACCTGTCTGAGGTGAACTGGTTCGAGGAAGAACTGGCTTCCTCGGTCCAGATCGTGCCGGATCTGCGCCGTCGATGATCGTCAATTTCGCAACGCAGACCTACAAGAGCCCGTCTACGCCGCTCTCGGCCCAGCGCGCCGTCAATTGTTTTGCGGAAGCGCAGCCAAAGGACGCCAAATCGTCTGTGGTGCTCTACGGCTGCCCTGGGATCGAGGAATTCACGACCTGCGGCGACGGCCCGGTGCGCGGGATGCACGTCATGGACGGCGTTCTCTACGTTGTGTCAGGTCAACGGCTCTACAGCGTCTCGGAATTGGGCGTCGCGACCGACATCGGCGGCGATATTACCGGGTCCGATATTGTTGTGATGGATGACAACGGGTCCGAACTTGTCATCGTCAACGGAACGAACGGTTATCTGTACTCTACCACGCTTGGCTTCGTGCTGATTTCAGACACGGATTTCAACGCCGCGAATACCGTCACGTTTTTTGACCAGCGCTTTGTGTTCGATTGGAAGAATACAAATAAGTTCTTTTCCTCTGATGCGTTGGCGGGGTCGTCCTTCACAGCAACGGCCTTTGCCTCGGCGGAAACCCGACCGGATGATGTTCTCGCGGTCATCCTGAACAAGCAAGTCTTGCTGGTGTGCGGTTCTGACTCGATCGAGCCATGGCAGGACGTTGGCGCGGCCAATTTCCCGTTCGAGCGAGTTCCTGGGGCGGTGATCGAGCGCGGCATTGCCTCGGCTCACGCCATCTGCAAGGCCGACAACAGCGCTTTTTTCATGGGCGATGACCGGATTTTCTATCGCCTCGACGGACTGTCCCTGACGCGGGTTTCGACCTTCGCGCTTGAGCATCTATGGGAAGCCCATCTCGATTTGCGGGAATTGTTCTGCTTCTCCTATACTTGGATGGGTCACAAGTTCGTAGTGGTGACGTTCCCGATCAGCGGCGTTACCTACGAATTCGATATTGCGACCGGGCTTTGGCATGAACGGGAGTCGTGGGACGAGAACAACCGTTCTTTGGGCCGCTGGCGAATCAATTGCGAGGTCTCGGCCTACAACAAGCAACTGATGGGCGACTCGATCTCGGGCAAGATCGGTTATTTACACCACCACGTTCATACCGAATTTGGCAATGTGATGCAGATGTTGGCTGTATCCCCGCCGATCCATTCCGATCGCAAGCGCGTCTTCATCCCTCGGTTTGAGATGGACATCGAGTCAGGTGTCGGCGAGGAAACCGGGCAGGGCTCCGATCCTCAAGTGATGCTGCGCTACTCCAAGGACGGTGGCAAGACATGGAGCGCGCGGCAGCTCTGGCGGACAATGGGCGCTGCAGGTGCCTACAACACCCGTATGCGCTGGCTGAACCTCGGCAACGCCAGGGAATGGGTTTTCGAGATCACGATCTCTGATCCCGTGATCAGGTCTGTGATCGCGGCTCATGCCGATATTACTGTTGGTGCGGCGTGACGATCCCGGCCTCTGCAACCGGGACGCCGATCCCGAAGCCGAACAGTGTGTTTCCGTTTATCGATCTGAAGACCGGCCAGCTTTCCGAGCACGGCAACCAGTTGATGAGCGCCTGGTACAACTTCATAGTCGGGATGAACCGGGTGACGCCGTGCAATGCGTCCACGACGACCAACGTCATTACACTGACCCCGTTGAGCGCCTCGCCCCTGATCGAGGGCTATCTGGACTATGAGTTGTTCGCCTTCACTGCGGACGCGACCTCGACCGGATCTGTGACGGGGAAGATCGTCCCCAAGAGCGGGACGCTTTCAACTATCAAGTTCTACAAGTCGAACGGGGCAACACAGGCCGGCGCTGGCGATGTGGTGTCCGGCTCGTTTTATATCGGGGTTTACGTTGACAGTCTGGACGGCGGCAATGGCGGGTTGGTGCTGAAATGAAGTCAACCATTCGCCACGCCACGCCGGATGACATTGAGGCCATCGTGGAGATGGGAAAGGCGTTCTTCGAGGAATCGCCGTTCGCCAGCATTTCATCGTGGGACGAGGGCTCGTTCCAGTTAACGGTTTTGTCGTTGTTGAGCGGAAGCGCGCAAGGCGGGCTTCTGGTTGCGGAGGATGACGGCAAGCTAGTCGGGATGGCGGCTTACGTCATCTTCCCGCTTTACTTCAACCTCCAGACCAAAATGGCGCAGGAGGTGTTCTGGTGGTGCCGTCCGAGCCACCGCAAGGGCATCGGTGGCTCGCTCTTGGATGAACTTGAGCGCGAAGCGATGAGAAACGGGGCGATGGTGTTCCTGTCGGCAAATCTCGCCGGACCAAGGGACGAGGCTTTCGGCAGGCTTTACCAGCGGCGCGGCTATGCGCCTAGCGAGAATATCTTTATGCGAAGGTTGTCTTCATGATCAGCACGGGTCTTGCCGTTCTTGCCGCTGGCTTGGCTGGCGCTGGCGCTTCCATGTACGGCGCGAGCAAGGCGTCCGACGCCCAGAAGGAGGCCGCCGCACGGGCCGAAGCAGCGCAGCAGCAGGCCCTTGCCTTCCAGCGCGAGAACTACGACAAGGCCAATGCCAACCTGTCACCGTTCATCCAGACCGGGCAGGGCGCCAACAATCTGCTTGCATCGTTCTACGGGTTGAACGGCAACCAGGCGCTGAGCGATAGTGCTCTGGCGGCCTTTGCAAGGTCGCCAGACTATCAGTTCGCGCTCAAGGAAGGTGTAGGAGCGCTGGACAATTCAGCTGCTGCCAAGGGCGGCCTATTGAGCGGCAACCAGCTCCGCGCCGTGACGGAATACGGCTCTGGCCTCGCGACGCAGAACCTCGGAAACTATCTGTCCCGCATCAGCGGGTTGTCTGATCAGGGCATCCGCGCGGGCGGAATTCTCGGGCAGATCGGGACTGGCTCTGGTGCCAACGTCAACACGGCCAGCAACAACCTCGGCAACGCCTATATGGCGGGTGGGACGGCGGACGCGGCCGGCACCATGGGCATGGTGAAGGGCTTCAACAGCGGCTTGAACTCGCTGTCTCTGTACAACCAAATGAGCCAGTCGGCCTACAAGCCGACGAACTTCCTCTCAGGTGGGACGGGTTTTAATCTCACCAACACGGGAGGCTTGTACTAATGGCGATCATCGACAACACGCTTGCAGCGCAAGTCCCGACCTTCAATTCGGCCACGCCTCTGGCCGAGGCGGCACAGCTCCAGAGCGCCGACACGGCCAATCGTGCCGCTGCCTTCAAGCAGGCACAGCTTGAGATCGGTTCGGAAGCGCGCGGCCTTCAGACCTATGTCAATACGCCCGAGTTCGCCCAGAAATGGGGCGAGACGGCCGATCGGCTGTATCAGAAGGGCTTGCTGAACGAGCAGGGCTACAAGCAGTGGCGCAACACGCCGTCCCCGCTGTTGCTCAAGAGCATGATCGCGGCCACGTCTGATCCGACGCTGGACTTCCACAAGCAGCAGGCGGACATCCAGAACGCGCGGGCTGATCGTAAATTGGCACTGGAAGAAAAGGTTGCGAACGCGACGCTTGAGGGCGGCAAGATCCCCGCTGGCTTCCAGCGCGGCTCTGACGGTTCACTCGTCCCGATCAAGGGCGGCCCCGCTGATCCTGAATAT